CCACCACGGTCATCGTGTCGTCGCCTTTGAAGCGTTTAATGCCAATGATGTCACGCCCTTGGCGTATGGCGATCACCGTTGAGTCAGAACCGAACCGCGCAGGGTCAACGCCCACGATAATGGGGGCGGATAGGTCTTTGAGCCGTGGCCGACGCATGGCTTCATCAACGATCGATGATGATATGAACTGATCGTCCCCCGCAGACGGGAAGTCACCATAGACCTCAACCGCAGCTTGGCTTGAGTCAGCACCATATTCGTCAATGATCTGCTGATACACCGCCTTATCTGTACCCTCAACCGTCCTTGCGTCCACAATCTTAGTATTCCAAAAGTCACGCTTGGAGTTGTGGCATTCGTAGAAGTAGCCGGTGTTGCGACGCGGGTTTGAGAACGCCAACCAAAAGCGGTTAGGCGTGTTCTCAGTAAAGAAGCCAGCAGTCACCGCCCAAATAGCGTCGTCAATACCGGAGGCCTCGTCAAAGATCACCATCACACCGTCGTAGTTGTGAACCCCCGCGTACGCATCAGGGTTCTCGCTTGACCAAAGCCGTCCTTCGACTGACCAATAGCGTGTGCCTTTCTTTAGATCACGCTCGACTAATTCAGTCATCCACTTGGCGGGCATGAGCCGTGTGGCTGACACCTCAAACCAATGGCTGTTTAAGCTCATCGCTAGCCACTTGGTAATCTCGGCCCAGGTGACTGAGCGTAGCTGTGATTCTGAGTTTGCCGAGATGATGGTGGTCGAACCAATGCGTGTGGAGAGCATCCATAAAGTGAGCCAACTGACTAAGGCTGACTTGCCAATCCCGCGACCGGATGATGTCGCCATCCTAAAGGTGTCAAAGTCAATCTTGCCGTTGTTCTGCTTAATGTGTGCGGTCAGGTCGGACAGCACTTCGCGCTGCCAACGGCGTGGGCCGGTGAAGTGTTCTAGCGGCGTACCCTTTTGACCCCAAGGAAACGCAAACAACACAAACGCTAACGGGTCATCTTTGATCTTGGGCGACCAAAGACGGCTCATAAGAGCCATTTCTTCGGTTGCGCTGTACTGTGTCGTTTGCATCCGTGGGTTCCATATCTATAGTTAACCGTTGTTCGGCTTGCTCAAGCGCCGTGATGATGCTGATCTGTTGCGTCACGTCCACTTGCACTTGCTGCTTGGCCACCCAATCGTGCTTGTGTTTCAAGAACTCCAACGCCATCTTAGCGTCGCCCGCTAACGCCGCATCACGCACAACTTGCGACATCTCGGACTCTGAATCCGCACGGCCTTGCATGGCGGCAAGTTCAACAACAGGGTCTAGCTGGCAGAGTTTACGAAACTCCTCGGGCATCATGCCAGCTTTCAACGCAAGCGCGTCATTAGACAGACCAAGACGCGCAGCTTCGTAGACGCGCAACAAACGCGACTCGGTGGCGCGGACTTCGCGGGGTGTGAAGTGGAGAGATAGCATTTTGCGATTGTAGGTCATGTAGGCAATTTATTATATAAAAAAATTTTGAGCGTGAACCCTCCGCTAGCTACGGCCCTGTGCAGGGCCCTACCCCCCCCTACCCCTATGCTGCGTTGCAACATGGCCGGCCGGCCCTTGGCCGGCGGCCGAGTGCTACCGGCGACGGCCGGCGGCCGAGTGGTGCCTAGCTAACGGGCCGAGAGGTGGCACACTCACTAAGTCTTAACCATTAAAGCTCACTAAGTCTTAGCCACTAAGTTTACCTTGAAGGTCATGTAGGCAATGTAGGCAATGCCCACAAAGTCCACTGGCTTGCTACGTTGTGCGTGCGCTAACCGTGCGACATAAAATATAGCTGTATGCATATACAGTATTTTATAAAAATATCTTTACTAACTATTATCATTACCTTTATTACCCTACAAAGCATATAGCTAGTTGATTTATAAGGCATTTTCTGAAAGCATTTAGCGCCCTTTTGCGTTACCTTTTCATTACCCTTAATTACCCTGCATTTTGTGAGCTTTTGTGAGCTTTATGCTATAAATAGTTGTACAAAGCTATAAATTCATGTACAATAGAATTTCACTCAACTAATGGATGATCTACAAAATGTCTAAACTTCACGACGTTATTGCCGCGTTACTTATGTGTTTGGCTTTGTTGTTAGCTTGCTTTATCTAAACTTCCCTACCCTAAACTAAGGTGCAAATATGACTCAAGTACATTTAACTTTAAAATCATCCAACGTAAAAACCGGCGCGATTCCTGTATCAACTACCGGCCGCGCATCATGCCCGACGTCGTGCCCGTTTCAAGCGGCCGGATGCTACGCTGACAACTATGGGCTAAATTTTCTGTGGAATCGCGTAACCAATGGTACGGCCGGCACCGATTGGGCGACATTTTGCAACACGATCACGACGTTACCCGAAGGCCAATTGTGGCGCCACAATCAAGCGGGCGATTTGCCTCAAGATGGCCACGGCCGCATTGATGGCCATTTGATGGGGTATTTAGTTGCGGCCAATATTGGTAAGCGCGGGTTTACTTACACGCATCACGCGCCCGAATTGGGCGACAACGCTAAGTACATTAAGGGCGCTAATGATTGGGGTTTTACTGTCAATCTGAGCGCTAACACGCCCGCACACGCTGACACGTTGGCCGCGCTCGAGATCGCGCCCGTGGTCGTCGTCTTACCCTCAACGCAAACCACTAACACCACGACACCCCAAGGGCGCTCAATTGTCATTTGTCCGGCCACCACACGCGACGACGTCACTTGTGAATCATGCCAACTATGCGCGCGCGTTGATCGTAAAGTAATTGTAGGTTTTCCCGCGCATGGTTCGGGCACTAAAAAGGCCGAGCAAGCAATTATTTTTTGGGGCAAAAAATGACTAACCTTGAAATTATTGAAATGGCCGCGCTTCGTTTAGGTTGCGAGCGCGCGCTTGAATTATTAGAAAACCCCGACGCGTCGCATTTTGACGCGGATAAGGTTATCGCTTTTTTAACTATCGTATTGGACAAACAAAAATGAATACTTACATTCGATCGACCTATTCGCGCGAATACGCGGCCATACGCGCGCATCATACGCGCGTTAAGGCCTTGGGCCTTGAGATAGTGCCCGCCACGCCTAAACTGCGTTATATGGCCCGCATAGGGGTTATTGCTACTTTTCGCATTTTGCCAAACAACACTTTGGGGCATTTATGAAATACTTTATTTGCCACCCTGATAACGACGGCGCTTTTGTGCCTTGTTTTAATAAAACCTTTGAAAGTATTCAATCGGCCGAGTTTTCATTAGCCGAGTTTTTGCTACACGATACCGTGGGGTATGTACGCGGTGATTTTAAAATATTAGGGGATTTAACATGAAATATTTTATATCTGACTCGCAATTTGACCGGACAGATTCTGATATGCCGGATAGTCAATTAATTTTCGACGCATTAGACGACGTGCGCGACGAATTGAACCCCGAAACGGTTTGGGCCCACAAGGGCAATTATTCACTGTGTTTTTGGATAGATGACGAAAACCCAAACCAAGTATTTTGTAACGTGTTTATCCTGGCAAACCCCGACGATCCAAACGATTCTAACACGCTAGATTATTCTTATTATTTTGAAATTGAGGTGACAGAATGAAATATAAAAATGGTCAGCCAGTCGAATGCGGCGACGTTGTGCACGTTCGTAACCGGCCCTATACCGTCTATTCAATAGGCGACACGGTAACTTTGCGTTCAATGTGCGAGCGTGGGTATATCAAGCGCGTATTTCCGGCCGATATAGGGGCTTACATACCGCGCCTAAGCCCTTTATTTGCCGGATTGATGCCACTATGACTATATCGTTAATCGCGGCCGCTGTGGTGGTGCTAATGATCTTAATCTTTGACCTATAAACCATCTCACAACGCCCTACGGGGCGTTTTTTACGGGCTTTAAATGAGTCACGGCCGCAAGTGGTGTACCGGCCCGAACCGTTAAACCCTCGGCCATTACGCGCAGGTCTGATTTTTTATGACCCATCATGTCGGGCGCGCAATAAACTTGCTTTTTAGTGGTGAGCTCACGCGTGGCTAGGCGGCCGCAATCAAACCAATTGCACTCGAGTAACGCGTGCAATAGCGCGCCTTGGCTGACCTTATAAGTGCCTGGCGCGTTGAGTGACAACGTGTCACAGATAACGTGAAACGGCGACGCTATAACACCACCGGCAAACACACCTTTACGCTCTCGAATCATATCGACTAGGTACGATTCATTTGCACTCATACCCTGCTCAATCAAGGTTAACTTAAATTCGGTGACAGGCGGCGCGGCCGACGGGTTAAACGCGCTCACGTCACGCGCGTATAGCCACGCGGCGCACGCGGCCACGCCACCACGGGCAAACCACGCCCATATCTTAGCGCTTGCCTCGGGCGTCATTCGGGGGGCATTTGATTTAATCGCAAACCAACGCCGATCCTGCGAGTCGAGCGTTATCGGCACCGCGTCATTAGAAAAGGCCAACACTAGGCACCGGTTCACCATATCGTAAGGTTTCAGGCCCTTACGGTTGATCGACAGGTATTCGGGGGGCGCGGCAATAATCGGCTTTAATTTGTTCGCTAAGGCGCGACGATCCTTGGCGTCGGGCTCGCGTAATTCGTTTAGTATCAGTATTTCGCTCTCGAGCGCGTAATTAAATTGGCTCGACATAGTGTCGGAATCAAGCAAGCCACGGTTCACGGCGTTATCACCGCACACGGCCCATATAAACGGGTGCCACATAGTGTCTTTGCCCGAACCTTGTACGCCCGTGTGCAACACGGCGTGATTGATCTTGGTTTGGGGGTGTTGCAGTTTATAGGCCATGACGTTAAAACAATGCTCAAGCGTATCTGCGTCGGGTACTAGGTGCCTACAATGCTCTAGCCACGGGGTAATGTCGCCCGCTATGGCCACGGGCCGCGCATCGCGCCACCTATTGCCGTACACGTCGCCGCCTCGGCTAACCAATACGGTATCGCCGGCCGCGTACGTTATCCCCACCAACGCGGGGGCACCGTTTTCTTGTCTTAATTCATCAAAACAGACTGAGGCCTCAATATGACGGCCGGTGCGGATTGATTTGCAAATGACGTGCCGGTACAGCGCGTTAAACGTGCCGCGCGAGATTTCGCGTCGGTCTTGCAAGTCAAAATAGCTATCGTCGGATTGAATGTAAGCAAACCGGCCGAACCACTCGCGCTTTTGTACGCGCCCGAGCTCTCGGTTTTCAATCTCGGTTTGACGCTTTTTAACGTCATCGGGGAAAGCGGCCGTGGGGGCGATAATTTCATAGGCCTTGGCCATTGTCTTGGCTAGCAGTTCATCACGCAGGCCTGGGGCCGCACTCGGACCGCCTTGGCCTTCCACCCATTCAAGGAAGATATGGCTGTCGAGTTGCAAGCAATGGCTGTGCAAGCAACAGTAAGCGCGCATGGAAGGGTTATAACGCCCCTGTGGATTGCCGTCGGTATGTTCGTGTGCATTGGGGCAAACCACGCCCGCCCAGCCCTCGCTATTGGGGCGACTGATGACTAAACTATTCTCAGCCAACCACGCAAAAATGTTATCGGTACCGTCGTCGTCTATCTTGATTGGGCGGTAAACGTTGGATTCGACGGGGCCGGAAGTCACCCCAAACGCACCCATAATCTGGGGCAAACTAAACTCACGCTCGGGGTGAAACTCGGTTAACACCGACTTGAACCCGTTGCGCTCGGGCTTGAGGTTGACGCTCCCTGGTATCCTAAAGTTGCGTACCGCGTTGGTGGCACCCTTATCGGTGTAACCCGCCTCGGCTATGGCCTTAATCGCTGCGCTAAAGACTTGGTGCGTGGGTTGATCGTCTAGGGCAAAGGTATAGCCCCATTGAAAGTTATCGGGGGAAGTTTCGATCTTCCAAGTGGGCTCAAGCGGGGGCGCTTTCGATTTAGTGCCTACGTCATCAAGCACAAGAAAGGCAACGTGGTCGCAGTTGTGAATACTAGCTGATGGGCGTTTGCCTAACCGGTCAATATGAAAAGACGCAGTATTGGCGTACCATGCGCCGCCTTCTTTGTACTCATGGGGGTAAAAGGCTGGCCATGTCGCCTTGATCGTGCCGTCGGCGTGTTGTTCTTTTCCAACAGGCTTTTGCTTGACTAATAGACAAGTTTCACCCTCGGGGGCGACTTTTGAAATATAATCGACGAAGTTCACGCAATACTCCTTAGTTGTTTAGACCACCCTAGCCGGTGGTCTTTTTTTTTACTTGCCGTACCGAGCCATTGTCTGAATCTCGGCGTCTAGTGGCAGACCTTGTGCCCAAGGGGGCGCGGTACACATTACTTTTCTTAATTGTTCGGTGACGGTTTCGGGCTGATCGGTTTCAATAACAATTTCGTCGTGAACGTGGAGTACAACTCCAAGAGGTTCAACGGCTCTGAGAGCGTAACGTAATACGTCGTTCGCTGCGGCTTGGGTGATGTTTTCACAGGCCAAGCCACGCCATAGTCGGGCGCGTGGCCATTCTTTAGCGTCGGCGGCGGGTTTCCAAGCGGCTTTTGCGTATGAGATTCCATCTTCTTCTATTTTTGCGTAGGGGTAGCAGAGGATGCGACCGGAGGGTAAAGCGTACCATAAGTGTTGCCCATCAAACATATAGGTAACCCTGCCCGCGAGGATATCTTTACCTTTGTTACGCATCGCAATCATGTAGCCAGTTTCCAACTCTTGCCAGTATCGAACTGCCCATTGGTTTGCGCGCCGCCATGCGTCAACGGTGCGCTGTGCGTCTGATTCGGTCATGCTCAACCCGTAAGCGCGGCCCATTGCAGAGAACGCGCCGATACCCCCGCCAAACCCGCAAGCGAGGATTGCGACCTTACCGATCTGACGCTGATCAGCGGTCACTTGATCTTCGGGTATCTTGTACATGGCTGCCGCCTCACGCACATAAATGTCGCGGCCCGACCTGAACACGTCTAGCACGTCATCGCCGCGCCCTGACAACCACGGGGTCATACGCGCTTCGATCTGAGCCCAATCGGCGACCACCAAGGACTTACCTTTGGCGGGTATGATTGCGGGGCGCAGCATCCCTTTTAGAACGTCTGTGACCCTCTTACCAAACTTGGGAACGATGGAGTGTCCGAGAACCATGCTCTCTCTAACAGACTCGGGCGCTTTGGCGCACCGACGCGTGAAGTTGTGGACTTGCGCGCCATAGCTAGACGCACGACCAGTAGCCGATCCTCCGGCGAACACAAAGGCTCCACGGACGCGATTGTCCTCCACATCTGCCAAGTCGCGTAAGCGTGAGAACTTCGCGACGCTCGACGCCCAGAGATCATCGGCACATTGGATAACCTCGGCAACGTCGGGCGGTAAGTCTTCCGTGGCGAGTAGGTTTGCGCGAACGCGCTTGTCAATCGAATACTTTCCATCTTCAATCTCCATTAGTTTAAGGTGTTCTGTACTTAATCTTTCTTGAACCCATTCGCGCATCTTCGGCGAGCGGACTGACGTGATCGCGCCATTGGTGACGGTTCTGACAATGGACTGTATGTCCGCGAGTTCAATGGCCGCGTAAGAGATGGCTGCGCTGGCAAGATGCACATCCACCAGTACACCTCGGTCGTTGATTTTTTCGTTGACATGGTAATCCTCCAACTCTTCGTCTGATAAGGGGCGTAGGCTTTGACTGACGGCGCGCATGGCGCGCACGTCTTGCTCACAGTATTGCACCATCTCTGCCATTAGTGCAGGGTCATCTTTAAACGGTGGCACACATAGCGCCCTAATCAACTGCGCGCCACGGTAATCTTTCTTCATGCTTGCACCGGCGAACCGGCCCACGTCCTCAAGGCTACCAGGCGCGCAATTGGCGCGCGCTTGTGTTGCGGTGCAGTAGAACTGCTCTAATTCAAAGTTGATCTGTAAGACGTACCAAAAGATCAAACGCTCAAAGGCTGCGTTGTGGGCGTAAATCAAACCCTTGTGATCGCGTACACGCTTGGGGAAGGGCTGCGTGGGTAGCCACGTCACAACCTCTTCATCGTCAAAGGCGTAGCTCATGCACAGCACGTCGGTCGTTGCGTCTTGCGCGTAGTTGTACACGCCATGCTTCTTTAAGTCGCAATGGCTGCGCGTTTCAAAATCTAGGTATAGGATTGTCATAGGTGTAGGTGGGGGCGTCAATTTGGTCGTTACTGCATACGCGCTGGAAGGCAAGAAAAACGCGCGCTTACGACATCCTTGAATGCTTGCCTAACCGCCCCCTAAACCTTACTCGGCTACTGCTGGTGGTAACTGCGGCAATGCTTGGCGGCGGATGTTAGCAATCAACGCTTCGACTTCGTGAAACGGTTGACGACCAAGTACGCCCAAGATTTTGTTGATTTCATCAACAGACATTGTCAAGTCAATCATGTTGCGCTCCTACGGCGACGGGCGGGTGCTGCGTCAATAGCAGATGCTACGGGCGACGTGTCAGGCTCAACTTCAGGCTCTTCACCATCCATCGACACCCACGACTGAATGTCAAACAGCGGTGTAAAGATACGGCCATACGACTTGTGCTGATAGTGTTCCTTTTTGAGCAACACGACAGGCACAGGCTTTGACTGATCTTTATCAACTTGTTCGGCAATAGCCACGGCTAAAGTTTGTACGCCACGCTTACCACCGGCCGAAGTGGTGGTGTAACGCGCTTCCAAACCTTTGTCTTCGCCGGTTAGACATTTAATCGACATACCGACCTGCACTTCCCAACCACGTTTGGCGCCCGCAGGGGCGTCATCCATCTCGGGCAATGGCTCAGACACAGACACCATCTTTTCAGCTAGAACGTCACCATCACCCCACGCAATGTAGCCGTGGACGAATGAGAACGGATTCACCGCCCATGTCGAGTCAGCTTCGACTTCAGTTTGGTCAGCACCAAAGACCCAGTGACCGGTCTTGTCCATCTTGATGATGACTGTACCAGTGGGGCCAACTTCGGCTTGAATGGTACGCAAAACTGTAGAGAGTGACTTTACTTCGGGTAATTTAGCTAAGTTAAACATTTTACTTTCCTTTAGATTAGTTTTAGGTTTGCGAGTTGCTTACCTAGATTTAAAACCGCTGGCCGTGGATCAGATTCCGCAGCCAACGTACTGCCCGAACTAACGCTTACCGCTACGTCAGACGGGAATTTCTTTTTGCCAATAATTTTTTCGGCTTGAGCGACAGATATTAACGTGGTTACATAGGCTTTGTCACCAAGCAAATCAATTGCGTTTTGGTCTTTCAACCATTGCCGTGTGCCACGCTTGGCGACCAGTTTCCAACCAGGCACCTTTACGTTTTTTTCAAGCATCTCAAACGCCAACGCTTGCAGGTCGTCGATCCACGACTGTAGCAACTCGGCTTGGATCAGGTGCTCACCAATCTGTTCAGCATCAAGGCGCAGCAGATCGGTCTTCAGCGTTCGATCCACAGCACCGGTCACCTTGGGGCACGTTGGCTTGGCCGCACACCACCGGCAATGCTCACCGGACTCTAGCTTAGTGCGTGGGCCGTTGACCGCAGCTATCAGGTCAAATTCAAACTGAGCAATACGTTTGGGTGTTGTCACCCAGCGTTTGATCATCGGCGGCTGAACAATGATGATTTCAATTTCCTCAACGTCCTCAAACACCCATTGAGTTTCCGGCGTACGCATTGCAGCAGCAGCGTAGAACATACCTTGTTCATTCTCAGTTGCCTCAACAGCCACACCATCGCCAAACTTCCAATCCAACACAATTGCCTTCTTACCGATTCTGCCAAGTAGATCAGCACTTCCAAACACGCCAGGCAAAAGATCACCAAAGTTGACGCGACTTTCCACAACAAATTCCATTTCTTTAGTTGGGTCAATTTCATCCAACGCCGCAAGCGCCACAGCAATCTTGTCATCGTACAACTCCTGCGTGAGAGTAATGCCTTCGTGGATCATACCGATTACGCTCTCGGGCGTAGCTTTGCAGTCAAGGATTTGACTAATGGCGTCGTGTAGTAAGGTGCCTTCGTCAGCGTACTTGCTAGACGGCTTTGACGGCATCTTAGCGACCATGTCAATACTAGCGGGGCAAGCGATAACGCGTTTGGCGGTCGAGCCGCCAACAATAGTTGAGTGAAGCATAGTGTAATCTCCTGTTTAGAAATTTAATTGTACACGATTTTTTGCTTGTGCTATACTTTTTTACATGAAAGAATCAGAAATCGAAAATTATTTTAAATGGGCGGTCGAACGCGCGGGGGGCAAGACGTATAAGTTTACGTCGCCTAGCCACCGTGGCGTTGCTGACCGTATAGCGTGTTTCCCCGACGGGGCGACGTGGTTTGTAGAACTTAAAACTAAAGGAGGTCGATTGTCAGAATTACAAAAAATTTTTGCCGCCGACATGGCTAAATTAAACCAAAACTACACAACACTATGGACTAAGGATCAGGTAGACCAATGGCTAAAACTCTTGTAATCGACAGTCATAAATCATCAAATGACAAACCCGCAGTTAATCTTCATTGGCAAAACGCGCGCATGATAGCCGACGCATTAGATGGTGATCTTATATGGTCGTACCCTACAGTTAACGATAACGTACACGGGGGTTACGACTCAATTGTGTTTGTACACGCAAGTCATTATGCGTACACCGATTACGCGTGGCTTGAGGCGTCGCCCAATGCAAAGCTGTACTACGTCACCAATGAGTACAACTTAGGCGAGCCACGCACGTTATGGATGGCCGCTAAAGCAGGGCGTAAGTACACGGTGTTAGCAAACCACCCGCACCACATTAGTAAAGTCGTTATGAAATACGTTGACGATTGGCAAATGCTTAACTTAAACGCATTGGTGTACGGCAACTACACCTATGAGAACGCGCGTAATCGTGAGTGCGTGTACTACGGGTCGTACCGCGACGATAGAAAGAAATATTTTAAAAAATATTTTGACGGGTTGACCGTGTCAACGCACAGCAAGAACCGACCAAAAATAGATTTGTTAAACGTCGCGCCTAAGTACGTTAACCGGTTAGATATTCAAAACGGTGACTTGGCGCAGTTTGGTTTTTCACTTTACATTGAAGATGAGAAGACGCACACCGCATACAACTATTTAGCTAATCGTTTTTATGAATCGCTTAATAGCGGCGCGTTGTGTTTGTTTGATGAATCATGCGAAAACACGTTGGGGTTGTGCGGCTATCCGATAGAGCGCGATCAAGTTATTAAGAGCAGCACAGATATGTTAGACGCGATTGATGCGTTTGCCGGTACAAGATGGTCGGATGACATATTGGCTATGGCTGCTAAAGATAAACAATTAACGCTAGATACTATTCGGAGCATCGTATCGTGAACCTTAGACCTTATCAGACTGAAGCCGCAACCTTTCTCGGCACACACGACCGCGCTATGGTGCTAGCGCCTGTAGGAGCCGGTAAGACGGCGATTACGTTGACCGCTATGCAAGACTCACCGGTGCGCCGTTGGCTTGTTCTAGCACCCAAGCGTGTCGCCACAAGCGTATGGCCGACCGAGGCCGCTAAGTGGGCACCCGATCTTGACTTAGCCGTAGCCGTGGGCACACCCGCGCAACGCTTGAAAGCACTTTACGCTGACGTCGTTGTAACCAACTACGACAATCTGCAATGGTTAGCCGAGCAAGAGTTGGACTTTGACGG